CGGATCGTGTTGGCGCTCACTGTCGCAATGAAGAGCAGAAAGGACAGAACGGCGACGGCCCAGAGTAAGTAGGCTTTTGCGTTGTTGGTCATGTCACCACCGATGTCCCATGTTGTGGATATTGAGGGCGAGTTCATTCGCCATGCTAGCCGCTTGCTGCCGCGTATCTCGCTCAACCTCCTTGAATATAAGGCGCAAAACCCTGGGAAGTTCTTCCTTTGTTGCTGTCTCTATCTGCGGCAAAAAGTCAGCGACAAGCTTGTCGAAATAGTCATCATTGATCACATGGCCTCCATTACGGCTAGAGCCGCTTTGCTGTAGTCGCCCGGCTCGTAGCTTGAACGCCTGAATGTAATCCCAGAGATCGCGCCGAATTTTTCGGACGTGATACGTTGAAGAGCCACCTCGAAACTCATCCGCTCTTCGGGCTTCCACGTCTCCCGCACATGTACGAGGACTTCGTAGTCGTTGCCGGCATAACTGCTATAAAATGGGATAACCCGCTCTTTTCCATCCATATCGCAAAAGTTGCGCTTGGCGCTCGATCCGTCGCGCATGACACCGATCGCGTGATCGCAATTGTTATCGACAGGACACGTCAGCCGATAACCCATGATTAGCTCCGCAACCTTTGCGTCCAGTTCTCTGCTCACATGGCCTCCTTAAACCTGCACAGTCTCCACACCCAGAACATCACTCGTTCACTCCAGGGACGCTCGCGTAGGGGCGGCTCCCACATCCAGAGTTTGTCAGCCCAGTCGTGATTCATGCTCTGAATGCCCACGGCGCATCCGGAACTGTCTTGACGTATTTGACGCATAGTCCGTCGGCTGTTGCCTCAAGTACGACGTCATAACCCAGTTGTTTGGCAGCCGCAGTGCGCTCGTAAAGCTCATTCAGACTCCATCCGTTCCCGAGTTTTGCTTTGTCGTATGTCCACATCAGCACCGCGCGACGATACTTCGCCTCCCGGGCATACTTTTTGGCGTCTTCCAGGAGCATCTGGTACGGATTCTTTCGTTTGGTTTTCTCAGCCATGCGCCCTCCGCATATCCGCGTTAATATCCCGCGCCTCTTTCTGGCGTACGGTGTCGGGTTCCGGCGGTTCGGGTGGCTGCTTGGTCGCTTCCTCATAAGCCGCCTCGATCTTCTCGCGCTGTCCCGTCCAGAAGCGATCCCATGCGGCCGGGTTTCTTGCGAGTCGGGCCAATTCATTTTTGTCGTGCCCGTTCACGTAGTCGATCCATTCGTCTTTGTTGAGGATCATCCAGTCCACTTGCGAAAGGCGGTCGGGCTTGGGGTCGTACACCTCGTTCACTGCGCCGATCATGTGATCGAGTGGGTTCATTTACCCTCCATCGCCCGCGTAAGCAGGACTGCCGCGATATTGCTAAAACCGGTAGCCGCGCGTAGACAGGTCGCCGCACTGTGTGGGTCGACCGAAAGGCACATTTCAGCGGACGCCAGATCCTCTTTCGCGCATGCGATGAGAGAACGAATCTGGGCATCGGTGATGTTAATGGTGTGGTTCATGGCTTCACCTTGGCGAGGATGGCCCTGGCAGCATTGAAATGAATGTTGTATTTATGTCTAGCCGGTGTGGCGTAGTACTTTTCCGCATAAATCCATTCAGCTTCTTTCAGCAAGCCTCCCAGCGCCTCCACCAACTCCTTCACCTCTGCCTCATGGGCCTGTAGGGCGTCGAGGGCGGCGTGGGCTTCTCGGCCTGGCATTCCGTACTCGCGCACGTTGACGGACAAAACCCCCCAGTCATCTTTTCCCCAAGTGGCATCAGATGCGTACAACTCCAGCGCCTCCCGCACTTGCTCTAGGGACTTAGTCATTCTTTGCCTCCACATATTGGAACTTGAGAAGCGCGGCGCGGATCGCCCGAACATAAGGCGGCTGGTGATCCAGCGATCCGCTGTAGTGCGTATCGACCAATTTCGCCGCCTCCACTAATTCCCGTACCTCTGCCTCGTGGGCGGACACCATAGAGCGGACGATTGAAAGCTGATAGCGGATCGACGAGGCTCGCTGATAGCCAGCAACTTCTAGTTCTAGAAGTTCGCCAATCGCATCTAATAGCTCACGCACTTTGTCTATGTAGGTCGTCATTGGTCGGTGCTCCGGGCGGCTTTCTCCACCTCAACGGTGTGACATTCCGATATGGGCATAATCACAAATTCATGTGCGCCGCGTTTAGGATGGGTGCAACGCGTTTCTTCGTTGTCGTATTTGCAGCCAGCACAAGACGGATAAGTCGAGCCACACGACCAGCATCCGAATTGCTCGCTATCGGGTTCCCAGGGCACGCCGCAGACGCATTCGAGCACGTCGCAAGTTTTGTGGTTATTGGTCATGGAATATCCATCCAGCTCTGAACCATGTTCGTGTAGTACTCTCCATAGTTGGAGATATACTGTTGTTCGGATTCCGGGCCCGGTTCGTACAGCTCACACAATGGTGTGAAGTCGCCGGCCTCACGGGCCGCCTCAGAAAGGAACACGCCGAGGCAATAACGAAACTCCTCGACCGTGTGATCCGTGAAATGGCTCGGATGCTCATGGATATAATGTTGTATCCGGATTCGGTCGCCCGCTTTCATTCCGTCACCTCATTCAGCTCACGCTTGATCTTGCACGCGGTGCAAAAACACGGCTCGGGTGGGATAACGAAGAAGCAGCCATTGCGTTGCTTACGACCGCGAGGCCCGAGTTCCGCTATGACGTTGAGAGCTTCGCGGAGCAGGGCGTCTTTACGCTCCAGATCGTCGACTATTGGTTCGACGCGAGAGCGGTATTCCATTTCGCGTTCATAACTCTCATCGAGAGCCCTGTTCTCTTCGGCCAATGCCTTCGCGCCTTCCGGGGTAAGCCACCAGAGACTCATAATATCCACGCCAACAGAAGGGCCAGTAACATAGTGATACCCACTGCACCGACGACGGCGAATAGCCAGATTAGGGTGTCATTGGTGGTGGCGCGGATTGGCGTTCTCCTCTTGTGGATTTTCATAATCTGCTTGGGAGTCATCTTGTGGATTCTCATCTCGTCTCTCCGGTGTTGGTGCCCAATTATGCAATCCACTTACTGCTATCGAAACCTTCTACACCGCGCCCTTGCAGGGTTCTCCAAAGAAGCTCCTCGAACATCGGGCGGTCCTGATAAAAGAGCCAGTCGCCATACTTACGCGTGCGGTTTCCGAATTGATTCCGGTCGCCGGCGCGCCATATAACTTCCGAGTAGTCGGCATTCAGGTGCTTGCGGAAGGCCTTGTAGACGCCGCGCTTCGCTTTGATTTCGCCGTTTACCAGGACCATCTCGTCTCTCCGGTGTTGGGTCATATCGTTGAACTAGTAAGCGTTGCTTACAGATGAGGTATCAACCTCTTCCCGCGTTTTTGATTCGCACTTCTCGCGTCTGAATTCACAATAATCTTCACCACGGTATCCACACAGGTGTTTATTGCCGACGATCACATGGCCGCATACGATGCCAGGAGCGAGAAGGCCATGAACTAGGCAGATATAGGTGATTTTATTGCTAGCGATCGGCATTGATTGCCTCCAGAATTGATATCGCTTGTGTATCTCCGGTATCCGCGCGTTGTTTAATGTAGTCATACATCGTTGGACTTGCCGCGATCAGGCGAGCGTTGGCTTTTATCTCCGAGTAACCGCGGGCCGTCCCATGGCAAACGCGCGCGATGGCCAGCTCTCCCGCCACGGACCCGGTGCGGCGGATATATCCACGCTCGCGGCCGTCGCCATCTGTTACGTACCATGGACCTGATGTTGGTTTGCTCATCTCGTCTCTCCGGTGTTGGTGCCTGTGTTGAGCCGGCAATTGCTTCACTTCGGTGCAGCAAAGTTCAATTCCTGTTCGATCTCCTTGCGGATTTTATCCACGTCCTGTCCGGTTGCTTCGGCATACGCCGCAGTGAGCAATTCGTAAGACCTAGTGAATGGATCGAAGTAATAAGCAACACGCGGATCGTCCATGATCCGACGCAGTACATTGAGCACGGCCTCGTCTGCTGTGCTCATGACGCAATGAAGCCGAAATCTGACGCTGTGACACCGTACCTATCCCAAGACATCGCCGGCACGTACTGGGCGATTTTGGCGCGCCGCACGATCTCCTCGGCGCCAATTCGGTATTTCTTGCCTTGGTATTCCCTGGGAGCCGTGAGTTGTTTGTCGAAACACGTAGCACCCACAATCCGGCCATCAGAGATGCGGATGCAGTGCTTGAGGACGCGACCACAATGCTCACAGTGGCCGTGTTGGGTGTATCCCGTGATTTCGATCTCGCTCATCTCGTCTCTCCGGTGTTGGTGCCGTTATCCCTGAAGTTCCATGGCCACTTTTGCAGCAAGAATCTTGCGGGCAACTTTGGCCTGATCATCTAGATCCCCATACCGCTTTTTGACCAATGCGCGGACATAGTGATGATTCTCATCAGGCATGGCAGGCATGTTGTACAGAGCGGCCACGATCTGCTTGGCAAGATCCATCTTGGTCGGCTTGAGTTTGCTCATCTCGTCTCTCCGGTGTTGGTGCCTGTGTATTAGGGCTGTGCACTCCAGCACGGCAGATTGTTGTGCGTGCAGTAGCGCCAGTGATAGCCCAGCTTGCGGCCAATGCGGAGATAACGTGCCGCCGCCTTGCGGGTCAGTTGGTGCGCCACGCCATCGGCCACCACGAATAGGGAGTTTGAACGCTGCTTGGTCTGGTACATGTTCCCTCCTGTTATCCGGCCTGGCCGGTGTTGGTGCCCTAGATGGGCTTGGTATGGGGATGAGAATACAAAAGTAAATTGTGAATTGCAACAAAAAAAAGTGGTATTGGAAGAAAAATATTTTCTAGGGTGAGGCGGATTTTATTGCGGAATAACCTACTGAAACAGTTGGTTTATTATTTCTTGGGCTTTTTTGCCATCTCGAGAATGGCATTTTTCATAGCGGACTTATGGGGTTCGTCCAGATTCATCCAGGAGAGGGCCAGCATTACGGCCTCTTTGTCGAGCGAGTCGATCTCCTCTATGCCGAATTGCAGCCACGCTGGAGACACATCAACCGCTTGGGCCAACTCATTGAGGATGCGAGGCTGTTTTGTTTTTCCGCTCTCGATGCTTTGTATAACTTGCTGGGTTGAATTTACCACCCGAGCCAGTTCCTCCTGAGTGAGTCCCTTTTGTCTCCTCGCAAACCGAAGTCGGCCGGCGAGGGTTCCTAGATGTTTCGCCTCGGTGGGTTTCATCGTGTTCATGTCAAGTATAGCCGGTTGATTCTGCCCGTCCACTCTAGTAAGCCCTTTCCGGTAGTCAAACATAAAAAAATTGTTGCGTAGGACAAGTTTAAATTGTATAAAGGTGCTATGAGCATCGAAAAAGAGACCATTGAGATTCGCGCCCTGCGTGATGCTGTCGCCACAATCGGCAGCCAAGCCGAGTTAGCACGCCGTCTATCAGAGACTCCGGAGGCCAAAAAACGCGGCCGCAGTCTCAAGCAACAGAATATCCATAGCTGGTTCGCCCTTGGCGGCGTTCCGACTCCATGGGTGCTACCGGTATCGCGCCTCACTGGCATACCCGCCCATCGGCTTGATCCTGATGCGTACCCTCGCGGTACTGCCGCATGATCACACCCCGCCGCTCTCCTCCCTGGCGCGGGTTTTTAGCCTCGACGGCATCCCCGTCCGTCGAGGCATTTTTACATTCACGCGTAGCTGAGCTGCGCGCCTTTTTTTTGGCCTCTACACATGTGGCTGGTAGTAGTTCTGTTCGCTTAATCATCGTTGTCTGCTCGCTGTTCATGGCGGGCATCTTCCACCCTCACGCCTGATTCCACACGAGTAAATTCCCATGCGCGATGAGTTCACCCAAAACCCCACTAGCACGACTGAGAAGGCCCGAGTCGTCGTGAGTCTGTGTGAGTCGCCGCGATATCAGGAGCAGAAACAATGAACTGCCAAATAGTTGGCTCGTTACTCGAGCGCAAAGCCAGACTCGAACTCACCAACGAAACGATCGCTGCGCGCATGTCCGCAGTGAAAGGAACGCCGGTCAGCAAGCAATCGGTGGGACATTATTTCTCCGGTGAGACCGGCATCCCACTTGAAAACATCGGCGCACTTCTTCACGCGCTCGAACTCAAGTACGTGGATATAACGGACATTTGCGTGCCGAAGGATGAGCACGACGCCATGGAGACGATGGCATTCAAGTACATGGAATCTCGGAAACTCGCGAAGCAGCGGAGCGTCTAGCGATGACTAGCGAAGAAGAAGCGTTCTTCAACGGTTTTCACCAAGGCATGGCTAAAGGTCGTCTTGAGGAAGGGGAAAAACGGGCGGAATTAATCCGCCAAGACGTCCTGCTCGAGCGCGAGGCGTGCGCGAGTCTTTGCGAGAAGCTCTGGGCCTTCGGCGGCGGCGATCACGGACTCAGGTTCGCTACCGCCATCCGCAACCGGGAGCCCGAACGATGACTAGCTTGAAGATCAATTTGCCGGATAGCGCCGGCAATATCATTAGCCTCGAAGTGGTGAGGCAGACGCGCCTTGAGCAGCAACTGAAAAAGCAGTGTGCGCACAACAGCGTCTACATCGACCCCAGTCTGGCAAACATCAAATGCAACGACTGTGGACAAGAATTAAATCCGATGGGCTGGTTGGCGATGTTGGCCGAGGAATGGCACCGCGTCACTCGTTTGTATGATGGCTACAAAGAGGCGAAGCAGGCGCTAGACGGGCGGAGCCGTACCAAATGCCGGCATTGCGGGAAATTTACGTCGATTCGTTAGGAGATGAGTATGGTCGAGAAAATACAAATGTGGATCGCGTGGAAACTTCCTCGCTGGCTCGTCCGATGGGCATCTGTGCGAATGATTGCGCATGCGACGACAGGCAGATATTCCACGACAGTTGTCCCCGAGATCAGCGCAATGGATGCGCTGCAAAGATGGGAAGAGGCCGGAGCGTCTAGCGATGATTAGTGAAGACATTCTCGACTTGGTCAGAAAGAAGCTGGACCAAGGTTTGTATTTCGGAAAGGACCACATCACCCGCGCGACCGACCGGGAGCTGATCGACTTTGCTGAGGCTCTGATTGCTCAGGAACGAGAAGCCTGCGCAAAGGTATGTGACGAACGTGCCGAAGCGGCGGAGTTGGATTGGCTTGCGAATAATAAGACGGAATTCCTGTACGAATACCACGAGGCCGAGGAATGTGCTCAGGCCATCCGTAACCGGGAGACGCCATGAATATCCTCTATCCCATCCTAGGCTATCTCCTCATTCTCGCCATCGGTATCCCGATCATCGCGTGGGCGACGTATAGGCCGTTTGTGGAGGAGAGGCGGGAAGTGAAGAGCTGGTGGGGATGACTATGATCGAAGCCGCCCTCGAAATAGCTGGGTACGCGGCATTAATAATGATCGTGATGATGCTTATTTCATGGTTGCTGGACTGGTGGTGGTTTCACTGACCGACGACGACATCCACACCTGCCGCACCGCCATCGTCCGCATAGCACGGTTGACGGACGTACAGGAGCAGAGACGGGAGGTCAGGCAGTATCCCGAGCCGCTGAAGGGCGTTATTGGGAGAGGGGTTAGGCAGATATTGGAATGGCGGAAAGGGAAGGCCGCCAGGAAGTTCTAGGGAGACTCTACAGGCGGTTAATGCCAGCGCCTTTTCTTCTGGCATAAAAAAGCCCGGTGCTAGCCGGGCTAAGGATATAAAGATGAATAAAGTCTATGAAATAGATAATAACAAAACGCCCTTTCGTAAACAATTGCACTGGATGATCAAGAGTCCGCCGTCGCACGCGGCGCGCATGACGGTCACGCCTGAAATGGCATCTATCATGCTGGAACACAATTCGCTTTCCCGAAAAAATAGAAGCATCCGGAAAACCCGTGTTAAGAAATTCGTTATCGAAATCCAAAAAGGTCGTTGGCGTCTCGTCACGACAGGGATCGGATTTGATACGGACGGCAATCTCACAAATGGTCAGCATCGGCTCACGGCAGTTATCGAGAGCGGTATCCCATGCGAATTTTTCGTTGCGTTCGGCCTTTCCCCTGAATCATTCAATAACGAGGACGCGCACGGAATTCGTACCGCACAGGATATTTTTACGATTAATGGCGTTATCGATCCCGCCTTGATCGCAGCGGCTGTGGCATGGATTTACCGCTATAACGCAATGGGAATGTCCCGATTCGACTCCGATAAATATCTCACAAAAGAGGACCAATACGAGTATTACATGGGTCTGAGCGGCGATCTCCACGAATCCAGAAAGTTTGGTGTGCGATTCAATAAAGGAAATCTGGCACCACCATCTCTCATGGTCGCCCTGCATTATCTCTGTACAGATAAACACCATGTCCAGGCAGATGATTTTTTTACGAAAGTGGCGACAGGCGTCGGCGTCACTTCGACAAAAGACCCCGCCCATAAATTGCGTGGGTTTCTTTTGAATAACCTTATAGGCCATAACCGAGTTAGTTCTGAGGCGCTTGCGGCCTTCACTGTTCAGGCGTGGAACGCCATGCGTGAGCATCGGCATATCGCAATATTCCGGTGGCGCGGGGAGCAGAATCCGAACCAGCCTTTCCCGAAGATCAAGTAGGAGAGATTTATGGAACTCGGAAAGGCATTCATTGATGGTGTAGAAATCCGGGGGCGGCACCGCCCCCTTTCTCCTGAGCGAGTGGATGCGCTTGTCGAATCGATTAAAGCAATCGGATTACAGCAGCCGATAAGCGTCTGGGCGACCGATGCGGATACGTGCGTTCTCGTGGCTGGGCATCACCGGCTCGAGGCATGCAAAAAGCTCGGTTGGCAGCAGATCGATTGCTTCTTTGTGGATCTCAACGAGCTTGATCGTGAGCTTTGGGAGATTGATGAGAACCTGATGCGCGCGGAACTCACGCCTGTTCAGCAAGCAGAACACTTGAAGCGGCGGAAGGAGATATGGGAGGCGAAACATCAATCGATGCAAGATGCACCGATTGAAAGTAAACGTGAGGATGGCAAAGGCCATCGCGCGGAAGGATTTGCGTCTGACACGGCAGAAAAAACTGGTGTAGACAAAACCACAATCAACCGCGCCATCTCCCGCGCAGAGAAAATCCCTGAATCAATCCGGGAGAAGATTGAAGGCACCAAACTCGATTCTGGCGCTTACATGGATTCCATCAAAGATCTGCCGGAAGAAGAGATGGCGGAGAAGGTTGAGCAAGATCTAAAGGCCATTACAAAGCCTGCTAGCAAACCAAAAGCAAAGCCGGACCCAGAAAAAGTAAAGCAGGAAAAGCTGCGCAAAGAGCGCGAACGGCTTATGCAGGCATGGAACGCGGCATCGGATGAAATCAAGGACTGGTTTATATCTGAAATCGTGCGCAAAGCGGCTTAGCCATGCCTGACCGCGTAGTAAGGGCTGGCATTTTAACAAGCGAATCAGTCAACAGACTCTCTTGGGCCGCCGAGGTGTTCTATCGCCGGCTGATTAACGTGGTTGATGATTATGGACGGTATGACGGCAGGGCAGCCATTTTAAGGGCGGTACTCTACCCGCTGAAAATAGATCGAGTGTCGGACCGGGACGTGGAAACGTGGATGCGCGAGGTCGCTGAAACGGGGCTACTCAAGGTGTACACCGTCGATGGAAAGCGGTTTGTGGAGATTGCCAAGTTCGACCAGCGGCTGCGGGCCAAAAGCAGCAAGTGGCCACATCCGCCGTCATCCGCTGACACGTGTCAGCACGTGACAGCAAATGCTACGGAGACGGAGACGGAGACGGAATCGAGTACGGAATCGAGTACGGAATCGAAAACCATTTGCGTGGAGCCGCGCTGCGACTCCTCGCCGGTGTTCATCGCCGTGCCGCTTGTGGACAAATCCGAACACCCGATCACCGAAGCACAAGTCGCCGACTGGGAGGAGGCATATCCAGCCGTGGACGTGCCGCAGAAGCTGCGCGAAATCCGGCAGTGGAATATCGCCAATCCGACCAAACGCAAGACCCGCAAAGGCATCCTGCGGCACATCACCGACTGGCTCGCCCGCGAGCAAGACCGTGGAGGAAAACGCCATGAAACACATCAACCAATTGACAACTCCGCTATCGGCAAAGTCCGACGAGCCAATGCGCAAGCCCGCGCCGCGCGTAACACGCTCGACGGTGATGCCGAGCGGATTGACGGATGACGACGTCGAACGCTTTTGGGAGCGCATGACGATGATCTACGGCCACAGATGGCCAAGCGCCTATGGCTTGCAGGACGACGGTACGTGGCTAACTGGACTGGGAGACGTGACACCCAAACAGGTGGGTATCGGCCTGGAGAAATGCCGTATCAGCGCCGAGCCGTGGCCACCGACGTTGCCGGAGTTCCGCGCTATGTGCCTGCCTGCAAAACGACTGACAGCGGCGCACAGCGAGACGGCGGGACTGTTGCCGGCGCCGAGGGCGGACAAGGACAAGGCATTGTCTGAGCTAGCGAAGATTCGCGGAGCGCTGACATGAAACTCGGCATAACCGACACCAGGAAAATATACGCCCTATGCCGTATACATCGGCATAAGTTCAGGCCGTGGAGGGGAGAGTGATCGACCTCAAACAAGTAGAAGCCGCCCTGCACTATCTGGGCCAGACGGACGAAGCCCACGCACAAGCAAAAGCGCTGGTGAAAGCCATCGAGCACGGATTCAAAACGATCAAGGCCGAGGAGTACCTAAACGCCACCGGCACAAACGGTGAACGCGAACAGAAAGCCTATGCGAGCAAAGCGTACAAAGACCTGACCGAGCGATACCAGACAGCCGTAGTGGACTTCGAGCTGATGGAGAACAAACGGGAGCGAGCAGTTCTCACGGTGGACCTTTACAGAACCCTTAGCGCGAACCAAAGAAAGGGGAATATCTGATGCTGTATCTGGCTGGACAAATGTTAGCAACGGTGGGCGCGGCATATCTTGGATGGGTCTCGGTCGCCGATCGCAACTGGTGGATCACGGTGGCAACGATTGCCGTTATTGTGGGCATCGGCATTTCCGCTATCGGACTCAAGGAATGATGAGGAAGAAGAAGCGTCCATCCCTCCCGCGCCTCAAGCAAAAGGCATGGGACCTGCTCAGCCTTATCAAGCGCCAAATCTATGCCGACCATCGAGGCATGGTCGCTTGTGTCACGTGTGGACGAGAACACCACTGGAAGGAAATGGATGCAGGACATTACACACCGAAAAGTCGAGGCGCGGCGGCTTACTTCGACTGGAACAATATTCATCCACAGTGCACACACTGCAATCGGTTTCTGCACGGCAACCTGGGCAACTATGCGATCTGGCTGTGTGACACCTACGGGCGCGAAGAGGTTGACCGCCTGAGTGCGCTGGGCACGATGAAAATCAGCCGAGCGGAGTATGAAGAGATGCTGGACCACTTCAAGCGGTGCGAGGCGGAGCTATGACCAAAGACCAACGCATCAAAGAACTAATGCGACAAGCGAACGATCTGATCCGGGAATCGGAAGAGGCGACCGGTTGGAATAAGAGGGCAATAGCCCTCGGCCTGGCCGCGAAGGTCATCGCGGAGCTAGAGGATGTCCGATGCTCATAATCGCCGCCCTGTTGATCGGTGTCCTGATTGGGATCGGGATCAGCGGGGTGATTCATTATCGACGCGAGAACGAGGACGGTTAGATGAAAATTAGTGAACTGGACGGGTATTTGCTGGATTACTACGTAGCCAAGGCCAGCGGTATTGAGGCCAAAGTAAAGAACGATATCTGTTTCACACTGATTGGCGGGCAATGGTGGCCGTTTTCTCCAAGTACCCAATGGACGTTTGGTGGGCCGATCATAGAGCGGGAGCGGATCGAACTCTACTGCGAGACAGAACATGATGGCGTGTGGATATCTCATCCGTACAAGGGTGGTCCAGCATCATTCGGTCCCACGCCACTCATCGCCGCCATGCGTGCCTATTGTGCTCCCCGCCTCGGTGAAGAAGTCCCCGACCCTGAATGAGAATCCACCGCATGACACCAGAGCAGATAGCCATCGGCACGCAGAGGTCAGAGAGCGGCTGTCCGAGCTGCCAATGGTACGGGTGGAAAAATAACACCACCGGCGGCGCGCGGATATGTGATGCGCTGCAACCGGCGTTCCCGAACGGGGATAAGACGATCTGCAAACCGTGGTATCGACTGAAATCAGTGAACAAGGGTAATGGTAGGGGGCGCATTGATCAGAAATCTCGATGACTGGCTATATCACTGGGCGGATTGGGTACGTCGACACCAGCATGAGGCCCTAGGCTACCCAAGTAAGACGGTCGAGTATGAGCTATGGCGCATGGGTGGGGTATTGATCAAGGGCGAGGGCGGACCGCCAAGGATAACCATGGACCAGGACGTGAGCGATGCGCACGACGCATTGCAGGAGCTGGCGCGTGCAAAAATCAACCATTGGCATGTGATACGGACGCACTACTATGACCCGAGAGGATTGACTAACGCGGCCAAGGCCGGGCTGGCCGGCGTGTGGCTCGCCCGGCCATTGAATGAGTCGGCGTACAAGCGAATATTGAGCGAGGCCCGGATTTGGCTGGATGCGTGGCGGGCAGGCAGACAGAGCTTGCGTCGACCGGTCGAAAGTGCTACAAGATAGCTAATATGTGGTAATTGCCACAGAGAGAAACACTCAAGCCCTGACTGGGAACGGTCGGGGCTTTTTTATTGCCAATCACCGGAGAAGATCATGTCCCGATACGGTATCCCCGTAGGCCAGGTTATCGGCGCGGTTAATCAGGCCGGTCCGCCATCCGCCGTTTCTGAAGACCCATGCGGCGTTGCCGCCATACACCGCATCGACGCCGCCATTGCGCACGGGCTCGCGCTCCTGGAGCGACTGCAAGGCATGGAAGCCAGGATCAACGGTGCGCGCCCGACAGAGGTTGCGAAGGTTCCTGGCGAGACCGGCTACGCGTCTTCTCTCCTGGGCGACATGTACCGCATTGCGGACTCCACCGATTCCCTGGTGAACAAGTTCGAACAGACGATCAGTGCCCTGGAACGTTTCGCCTGAAGTACGACAAGCCAGAAGCCGGCGAATGGATACAGCCAGTCCGTAAAGGCTACAAGATGGCCTGTTGCGACTGTGGTCTGGTCCACACGATTAATTTCCGCATCAAGGACAAGCGCGTCCAGTTTCAGGTATTCCGTAACAACCGCTCGACGGCGATGGTTCGCCGGCACATGAAGGAGATCCCCATGCCCTGTGGAAAAAGCAAAGGAAAGAAGTACGGCGGTAAGCCGAGGAAGAAATGAAGAACGCCTTCGACCTCGCCATGCAACTCTACGGCAATCCAAAACCCACCATGCCCGGCACTGGTATGGCGAAGATGGCAGCGGACGACATGACCCTCCGTCCGCTGTGGCTCAAAGACCAAGAGCGCATGGCAATGGGCGAGATACCGCAGATCGATTATGAGGCGTGGAAGGCGATGAAGACGCGGGAAATGGCGCAGGTTCAGCCCCAGCCTAGAACGCGCTAACTCAAATGTTTACATTGAATCAATAACATGGCAGGCGCACCCGTAGGCAACCGCAACGCAGCAAAAGCAAAGCTCTGGGCCGCTGCTATAGAACGTGCGCTAGAGAAGCGCGGCGGTGGCGACAAGATCAAGGCCCTAAACGAGCTGGCAGAGAAACTGCTAGTCAACTGCGATAGCGGCGACATGGTCGCATTGAAGGAACTCGGAGACCGCCTGGACGGTAAGCCCGCGCAGTCCATCGTCGGTGAAGAAGAGAGCCCGCTTCGCATCATTCAGCGTATCGAGCGGGTGATCGTCGATCCTAAGTGACAACCCTGCAAATCGAGACGCCGCGCGCCTATAAGCCGCTGCTCAAGCCGTCACGATACAAGGGCGCTCACGGTGGACGAGGTAGCGCGAAGTCTCACTTCTTCGCCGAGGCCCTCATAGAACGCTGTGTCATGCAGCAAACCTACTGGGCCTGTCTTCGCGAGTTCCAAAAGTCACTGAATCAGTCTGTCAAACGTCTGCTTGAAATTAAGATCGATGCGCTTGGCGTCGGTCATCTATTCGACGTTCAAGAGTCCAAGATCATCACCCCATACGATGGCCTGATCATCTTTCAGGGCATGCAGAACCACACAGCAGACAGCATCAAGTCGCTGGAAGGGTTCGATGGGGCCTGGTTTGAAGAGGCGCAGAGCTGCTCACAGCGCAGCCTAGACCTACTTCGACCGACAATCCGAAAAGAAGGTTCGGAGTTGTGGTTTAGCTGGAACCCGAATTTAGAGTCTGACCCGGTTGACGCGCTATTGAGAGGCGATCACCCACCACCTGATTCGGTGGTGGTTGAGGTCAACTACGCGGACAACCCGTGGTTTCCCGACGTACTCAAGGCGGAGATGGAATACGACCGTGCCAGAGACCCGGACAAGTACGCCCATATCTGGCTTGGTGAGTACCAACGCAACTCCGAAGCCCGCGTATTCCGCAACTGGACAGTAGAAGAGTTCGAGTCACCCAAAGGTGCGACCTTCCGTCTCGGTGCAGACTGGGGCTTCTCTGTAGACCCTTCTGTCCTGGTCCGCTGCCACCTCGATGGACGAAGGCTGTACGTTGATTACGAAGCCTGGATGATCGGTTGCGAGATAGACCAACTTCCAGACCTATTTGATCGCGTCCCTGATTCCCGTAAGTGGTTCATCACCGCCGACTCTGCGAGACCGGAGACGATCTCCTACATGCAAAAGCACGGTTACCCCAAGATCAATCGGGCGATCAAGGGCGCTGGGTCTATCGAGGACGGCATCGAGTTCCTAAAGACCTACGACATCGTTGTTCACCCACGATGTAAACATGTGATCGACGAACTGACGCTGTACAGCTACGAGGTTGATCCATTAACTGGCCAAGTCATGCCGAAGTTGGCAGACAAGAACAACCACACTATTGACGCCCTTCGGTATGCATGTGAGGGGGCGAGAAAGGCTATCAGCAAGCCAAAGCCTAAGTCGACCGTCAACCACTACCAAGGGCCGCAAGGCTGGATGGGATAGATGAACAGACGAAACTTTCTCAAGCTGATTGCGACCGTCCCGGCGATTGCTGCCGTGCCGTCGTTGGCGCTTGTTAGCGAAAGTACGCCTGCGCAGAAGAACCAGCAGACGCTCGGACTCGTCCGCGAGAATTTTGCCTATGACATCTATACGGACAGAACTCTGGTACGCCACGATGTGAGTAATGGCCGGGTGCAATTCGGTGTGATGCAGCCCATTTACGGCGAGGTCGTGACCGAAGACCAGAAGAAGGAGTCGCGCAGCGTGGCAGTCAAGTTGCTTGTCGATGAGATGAAGAAGCGAGGGATCTCCGTTAACGATCTGATCCAACTTCCGGCGATGGCATGAGCGAACTAATGAAAATCGAATACGGCTACAAGCCACTGCGTCCAGAGATGGTCGTCACAATGACGATGGTCGGCCCGTCCAAGTGGGAAGCGTTCTGGTATGGCCTGCGAAACAAGGCCATTGAGACCTTCTACCTGCTCATGATTGCCATTGCCCTGACGGTGCTAATCAGCTAATGGCCGAAGACAAAAAAGACCCGCTAAAGCTCGCCCGCAAACGTTTGGCGCGCTGTATCGAGGCCGACAAGGACAACCGCAAGCACGCCAAGGAGGCGCTAGAGTTCCGTGCGCTGAATCAATGGCCGGATGCGATCAAGGAAGATCGGGAGAAGCGCGGGAGTCCGTGTCTCGTTGTCGATAAGACCAACCAGTACATCAACCAGGTCAAGAACGACCAGCGGCAGAATAGACCGGCGATCAAGGTTCGTCCGGTAGATGATGGTGCAGACATCGAGGTCGCGGAGATTTACCAGGGTATCGTCCGGCACATCGAGGACACCTCAAAGGCCGATCTGGCCTATGACACCGCCTTCGAGCAAGCCCTAGACGGTGGCTTCGGATTCTTCCGTATCCTCACGGATTACGCCGATGAGATGTCCTTTGATCAGGACATCAAGATTCAACGGGTCCGTAACCGTTTTACAGTTTATGTGGACCCAGACCACCAGGAGCCAGACGCATCCGACATCAAGTTCGGCTTCGTTATTGAAGACATCACCAAGGATGAGCACAAGAACCAGTTCCCCGGTGAGGAGCTGGTTAACTTCGAGGTGGATGGGGAGGACTTCAAGGACTGGGAGACGGAAGAGAAAGTCCGTGTTGCTGAGTATTTCTTCTACCGCCAGAAAGAGGTTGAGATCGCCTTATTGCCAGACGGGCGCGTATTGCCGAAGGACGAAGTGCCAGAAGGCGTACAGATCGTCAAGACCCGCAAGACCACCATTAACGAGGTTATGTGGCAGAAGATCAACGGCAAGGTGGTGCTGGAGGAGCGCGCCTGGCCCGGCAAGTGGATACCCATCGTCAAGGTCATCGGCAACGAGTTGGACATCGAAGGCAAGCTGATTACCTCCGGCATGCTCAAGGCGGCGATGGATTCCCAGCGTATCTACAATTACGCGTCCTCGTCGTTCGTTGAAAATGTTGCTCTTGCTCCGAAAGCTCCGTTTGTCTACGCCGAAGGGCAAGTTGAAGGCTACGAGGACCAATGGCAACGGGCCAACCGCGAGAACGTCGCCGGACTTCCGTACAAGCCGACCACAGTTGATGGACACCTCGTGCCCGCCCCGCAGAGACAGCAGATGCCCGGCATCTCGTCTGGCTGGCTCCAGGTCATGCAGAACTCAGAGCAGGGCATACAAGGCTCGCTCGGCATGTACCAAGCCTCCGTCGGCGCAGAGAGCAACGAGAAGAGCGGCAAGGCCATTCTCGCCCGTCAGAGGGAAGGCGACACCGCGACTTTCCATTACATCGACAACCTGTCCAGGTCTATCAGGCACGCCGGCCGCATCCTGGTGGACCTGATCCCCAAGATTTATGACACACAGCGCATTGTCCGCATCCTGGGTGAAGACGGTACGCCGGAACACGCCAAGATCGATCCTGAGCAAGAGATGGCGATTAGGGAAGTGCCGAAGGGCAAGGACATCGAGAAGATCTACAACCTCAATATCGGCAAGTACGACGTGACGGTCTCTGTTGGTCCCAGTTACACGACCAAGCGCCAAGAGGCAGCCGAAGCGATGGTGCAGCTCTTACAGGGCAATCCAGAACTGATGGCTACTATCGGCGACATCATGTTCAGGAACATGGACTGGCCGGGCGCGGAAGAGGTGGCTGAGCGTCTGAAACCGCCGGGAACGGATGACGAAGAGCAAGACCCGCAAGTCATGCAGATGCAGCAGATGGTCGAGCAGCTACAGGCCCAGTTGCAAGAGACGATGGCCGCCGCAGAGGGCAAGCAGGCGGAGTTGGAATTGAAAGCCGCCGAGGTCGAAGTGAAGAAGTTCGACGCCGAGACCAAACGCATGCAGGTCGAAGGCACGTTAATGGGCCAATCCGACGAGATGGAACAGAAGTTTAACGTCTTGGCAGAGATGGTCTCTGACCTCATTGCCAAGCAGGGTAACAAGCAAGAGGCGGCATGAACGAGAACATTGATGTGATGGCCCCACATGGCTACGCCGAATTTAGGTCATGGATCGAGTTCGACGGCGAGAAATACGTCGGCATGGGCAGCAAGGCAACCTATGACCAAAATGGCAAGTTGGTTGATTTCAAGATCGAGCCGACAGGATTGATAGCGTCGTTCGGACGGATAGCATCGCTCTGATAACAAGAATAGCAACAGCAGCAAATTTATAGCCCGCCTAGAGCGGGCTTTCTCATGTCTACCCGTTGGCTTAACGGGGCCGGACTGTCGTGAGACAGACCTTTCCGCTTCCTGGAGCGCACATGTCAATCGAAGAAGGTTCAACACCTGAAACACCCGAAGTTCCCGCCACTACTGGCGAAGAGGCCGTAAATACCGAGGCATCGGCCACCCCGGAATCAGGCGATACCCCTGCGGACAAGCCCAAAAAAGGCGGCGTCCAGAAACGTATTGGAGAACTTGTCCGCGAACGAGAAGACGCAAGACGCGAAAAAGAGTATTGGCGCGAACAGGCCATGAAGGCCAAGCCCGAAGCATCCCAACCGAAGACCGACGATAAGCCCAAGGTCGATCAGTACCAGAGCTACGAGGACTATCTCGAAGCCCTGGCCGACTACAAGGCCGAACAGAAGTACACGGAGCGGGAGAAGAAGCGGGAAGAGGAATCACAACAGGAGCGCGCTAAACGAGAGTTTGACGAGGTGCGTAGCACTTTCGCCGAACGAGTAGAGCAGGCGGCAGAGAAGTACGAAGATTTTGAAGAGGTCGCATTCAGTGAGGACGTACCGATCTCCGAAGCGATGTCGATGGCGATTATGTCATCTGAACTCGGTCCCGATCTTCTGTACCACCTTGGACAGAACCCCAAGGAATCCGCCCGCATCGCCCGTCTTCCACCGATCGCGGCAGTAAGAGAACTGGGCAAGTTGGAAGCCAAACTTTCAGAAACGCCCACCAAGCGCGCCAGCAAGGCGCCAGAGCCAATCAAACCCGTAGGGAATCGTGCCGAGGTCGAGAAAGACCCCGCCGATATGTCTCCGAAGGAGTTCGCGGCCTGGCGCAAGAAGATCATCTCGGCGCGATAACCCGTTCGCCCTCGCTGTGAAGCGTCGGCCCATCCCGTAGCTGGAGATTTTTTATGTCAAACACTTTCAAAGTAGTCGATATGGTGACGAAGGAGGCCCTTCGTATTGCACATGAGAAGCTGACCTTCATCGGCACCGTGGATCGTCAATATGACGAATCGTTCAAGGACAACGGTCGAGGCAAGCAAGGCGCGACCCTCCGTGTTCGTGAGCCCAACCAGTACGTCCGTCGGCAGGGTTCCCGCGTCATGGACGTGCAGGACCAGAACGAATCCACGCAGACCATCACCGTCGCCACGCAGGACGGTGTGGACATGAAGTTTAACAGTGCCGAGCTGATTCAGTCGGTCAACTCCGGCGCGGCCTTCGATGACTTGTCGAAGAACTACATTGAGCCCGCAGTGGCAACGATGTGCTCCGGCATCGAGTCCGACTTCCTCGCCTACGTCTCCAAGCGAGTGGCTAACGTGGCCGGCACTGCTGGTACGGCGCTGACCACGCTGGAAGTCCCAGGCAAGGCGCGCGCCAAACTCAATCAGGCGCTGGCTCCGAAGGATCGCCGTAATGTGCAGACGGACTCCGTGACCATGGCGACCATCGTCAACGGTACGGCGGCGTATTTCGCTCCAGGTAAAGACGTTAGCGAGCGCAACCGCGAAGGCTTCATCTCGCGCACGGGCATGGCTGACTTCTACGAGAATGAGCGTGTATGGACCATGTCCAACGGTTCGGACGTGACCACGGTCACCCTGGACACGTACACCATCATTGATGGGGACGACCAGATCACGATTACCGGCGCGACCGGCATTACGGCTGGTATGGTTTTCACCATCGCTGGTGTGTACGACTGCCATCCGGAAACGAAGGCCGCTTATCCTCACCTCAAGCAATTCACCGTCATCACCGCGTCCGACACCGTCCCGGTCATCTCCCCGACCATCTACATCACCGGGGCGAAGAAGAACGTGGCGGCTGCCACTGGTGCGGACATCACCCCGTCGGGTCTTACCACGGCGGCGCTGGTGTTCGTCGGTGCGGCGTCCACCAACTACGTGCAGAGCTTGATGTACCACCCCGAGGCGTTCCAGTTCATCACAGCAGATTTGCCGCTGATGGACGACGCCCACAAGTGCGTGCGTCGGATGCAGGACGGCCTGAGCGTGCGTGTGTGGATGGGTTCGGACATCCGCAACGACGAACTCTTGATGCGTCTCGACATCCTCTACGGCATGGCTTCGCTGCGCCCGCAGTGGGCCTGTCGCATGATCGGTGCCGCCAACGCCTAACCCATAGGGGCGGTGTAACAGCCGCCCCGCTTCAATTTCAGGAGATACAGAAATGGCAGACTATAACTACCTCTCGGACGGTCGTCCGGATGGCGTCATGCTCGGCAATGTTGCCGCCGACAAAGTCGGGTTTTACGGTGTGGCCCCAGTCGCTCAACGTGCGTACAGCTCCGCCGTACACGCCACCAGCGCGCTGGCCACCTCCACCGACTTCGGTGCCACCCAACTCGCCGCGCTTCAGGAGATTCAGAAAACCCTGATAGGGTTGGGCGTGTGGGCCACGGTGTAAGGCGAACGCCCCCGGCTTCGGTCGGGGGCTTTCTTTATGAAGGTCATTTTCTGCATTCCCACGATCACCAAACCCTATCAAGTCTGCCTTGACAGCTTGGAAGCCTCCATTCCGCTCATCCGTGAAGCGGGGTGGGAAGAGGGTGTAGTCCACGAAATCGGCTGTCCGTACATCTCTCATGCCCGCGCAACCATGTTGCGTAAAGCGCTGGACGCAAAAGCCGATGTCATCGTTTTCATCGATCACGACTTGTCCTGGAGTCCCGGCGACCTGTTAAAACTCATCGAGACCGAAGGAGACGTGGTCTCGGGCGTGTATCGCTTCAAGAAGGACGAAGAGGAATACATGGGCGCCCTGATCACCAGCAACGATGGACGCCCCATTGCGCGAGAGGATGGCTGCATCAAGGCGCACAGCATCCCGGCGGGCTTCCTCAAGATCACGAAAGAGGCCGTGGGCCGGTTCATGACCGCTTATCCCGAGTTGTGTTACGGCCCGAAGTACAACCCGTCGGTTGACCTTTTCAACCACGGCGCATTCGGCGGAACGTGGTGGGGTGAGGACTATGCATTCGCCCGTCGCTGGCGCGACCTGGGCGGGGATATCTGGATCGTCCCTAACCTGAATCTAGACCACCACAGCGGCGACCGGGCGTGCCCCGGCAATTACCACCAATTCCTACTTAGGCAACCCGGCGGCAGCGAGGAACAACAATGAGCCACAACTATCGGCTATTCGTGCCGGCACAAGCGGTAGGCGCGAATCTGGTCTATTTCGACCTGTTCAACAATTCGGATTCCGATGTAGATATCCAGCATGTCCATCCTATTGTATCGGGCGCGGTCGCGGTCACTGTTACATTGGGCATTGATCTATTCCTGACGTACACCACTGCTATCGGTACGGGTGGAACAGCAGCGACCTACAACGGCACCGCGCTAACAGCGGCGACGCTCACGAAAAACAACCCAAAAGGCCAAGATGTAGACCCGAGCATCACCGCGCGGCTGACCCCGACGGGAGGCGCAACAGCCGGTAGCGTCATTACGTGGGCTTCGATTTTTGCAGAGGAAACATCGGCAGCCGCTTATATGGGACAAATGACGGAAATGCTATGCGATAAAGGGCCCGTCATCGTGCCAAAAGGCTACGGCATTCGCGTTGTACAAGGTGCGGTCGCTTCTGCCGGCAATATCGGATTCGAAATTGGGTTCAACGCATGATCTACCAAGTCCACGACGAGCACGGCAAGCACTTCGCCATGAGCACTCAAGAGGCCGAGGCCAACGAAAAGTCCGGCTGGCGCAGCGTGTCCGAGGCGGAGTTCTACGGTAAGAAGCTACAACCGGCAAACGCATGCCCAAAGTGCCCCAAGTGCGGCAAAGAGTTTGCGCGAGGTATCACCATGCACATCAAGCACTGCAAGGCGCAATAAATGGCCATTGTCTCGGCTACCTCGTCGGCCACGGCGACAGTCACGGCCAGGACGCTCATCCTGTCCGCACTGAGGAAGATTCGCGCGATCTCTCCCGAAGAGACGCCGGAGCCGTATCAAATCCAAAATGGATTGGAGGCGTTGAACGACCTCCTATCCTCATGGGCGACAGAAAGGCTGCTTATCTATGCAGTCATTCAACGCACGGGCTCTCTCGTCGCTGGTACGGCCAGCTACACCATCGGCGCAGGCGCCACGCTTGATCTGACCCGCCCACAGCGCATCGAGCGCGCCTTTGTGCGTGTTGGCGACATCGATTACCCGGTAGAGATCATCGACCGCGCCGCCTATATGTCGATTCCCGACAAGACCGCCCAGGGAATGCCGCAGTATCTCTACTACGACACGTCCTACACCCAAGGCAAGGTTTACGTTTTCCCCACGCCAGATGCGTCCTACACGCTCCATATGGATAGTTGGGAGCCGCTTTCGGAGTTCGCCAGCGAGAACACTGAATACACGTTCCCGCTCGAATACAAACTGCCGCTAAAGAGCGATCTAGCCATTCTATTAGCGGCTGAGTACGGCAAAGAAGTCGATCCTGATCTAAGAGAGATCGCCCGCACGTCGAAGGGCAACATTAAGCGGATGAACTCTCGCCCGCTGAACACGACCCCGGACTATTTCACCGGCAACAGTCGTTCACGGATCGAAACCGATAATGCGTGAGCCCATACCGTTTGCTGGAACGTATAACGAGAGAACGTCAAAGACAGTTAGCGCGCAGAAACTCGTCAACTGGTACGCAGAGCTTGCGGATAGCCACGGCGGTAAACGACTGATATTGAACCAACGCCCTGGGTTGGTGTTGGAAGGAACCTACACCGTAGGGCCTCACCGGGGCGCCTACGAGCATATCGGAAAGCTGTATTTCGTCTCCTACAACACGCTCTATTCCAAGAACACGAGCAACACAGACACAACCTGCGGGACCATCAATACCTATACCGGTCGAGTGGGAATGGCGTCCAACGGGTTCTACATGATCATCGTGGACGGGACTGATGGCTGGTTGTGGGACGGAACAACCCTAGACCAGATCACCGATCTGGATTTCGTGGACGCGACGCAGGTCAAGTTCCTCCACGGTCGGTTCATCATAAACAAACCCGGGACAGGCGAGTTTTACATCTCCACTGTCTATCCGGCGAAGGCGGACCTGATTGACGGCACCGGCTGGCAGTCCCTGGCCTTCGCCACGGCGGAAGTGGACCCCGACAATTTGTTAGCCCTGGAAGTCGACAAGCAAGAGTTGTGGCTATTCGGAGACTTCACCACCGAGCTGTATTTCGACTCCGGCAATGCGACGTTTCCATTTGAGTCCCAACCCGGGGGAGCGATTGAATGGGGCATCGCCGCACCGTGGTCAGTGGCAAAAGGCGATAGTACCGTGGTGTGGTTGGGCAAGAACCGTAACGGCGGTCCTCAAGTCGTGGCTACTGCTGGTTTCTCGCCACAAGTCATTTCCACAGACGCGGTGGAAGAGGCCATGTCCGGTTATACCGTCGTTGACGACGCCTTCGCCTTCATCATGAAGGGCATGGATAAGTCATATTTCTATGTCTTAACGTTTCCCACGGCTAATGTCACGTGGGCCTATAACATGAGCCTTCCGCCTGAGCTGGGTTGGCATCAATGGTCGAATTATGGCGTGGGGCGATTTCGGGGCGCGACGTACTGTTACTTCAATGGCAAGCGATACGTCGGAGATGCTTTAGATGGAAGGCTCTACAGCCTCTCGGAAACGGCCTATGACGATAATGGGGATGTGCTGGAGAGAATTGCTGTTGCTCAGACCCTGGAACTGGACGGGGATGACTTTTCAATCAACGAACTGGAAATCGAGTTCGATTCGGGCGTTGGGTTGATATCAGGTCAAGGCTCGGACCCACAAGCAATGCTTAGGATTTCTAAAGACCACGGCCACATTTGGGGGAACTCCCGGTGGCGAACCATAGGCCAGATAGGAAAGTACAAGAATCGAGCGATCTGGCGGCAGATGGGCCAGTTCAACAATTTCACGCCTGAACTGAGAGTGACAGATCCCATTAAGGCGACCGTCGTCAGTGCGCGAGTCGTCGTAGAGCGGACGAAAAACTGATGATCGTCGGCAGTCCTCCCATTAATGACCCTCTGACGATTCAAGGCCGCCTTAACCGTGTATGGGCGAAGTGGTTTAGCAATCTGGGTCGGATCAAGTCTGCGGCAGCGGTATCCAGTGTCACCACGGCGGACGCAACGGACTTAACGACAGCGATAGCTCTGGCGAACGCAAATAAAGTGGCAATCAACAACCTGCTTTCCAGTCTGCGGACGGCGGGGCTCTTAGACGAGTGAGGAAATAACATGGCTTCATTTTCGAGCGCGTTCAGTGGTCTTGACCTCGGCAAAAAGCTCTTTGGCGGACTGAAATCGGGAGAGCAGGGTATTGGCCAAGCGATGGGCCGGATTGGCTCCGCATATGGTGGGGCGCGTCAGTCCCTACAGCCTTGGCAGGACTACGGCACACAAACTCTTGCAGACCTTCGCCAGTTCACGACCGGCGACCCGACCCAAGCTGTCTTGGGTGACCCGACGTACAAGTTCGGCTATGGTCAGGGAATGACCGCGTTGGAGAATTCAGCCGCGGCCCGAAATCGGGCACTCTCTGGACGTGCGTTGAAAGAGTCGATGCAGTACGGACAAGACTACGGCATGTCGAAATATAACGACATCCTCAATCGCAAGTTGGGGCTGGCGCAATTCGGCTATCAGCCGACATTGACCGCCGCTGATCTTGCTATCGGTGAAGGCAGCGCGTTGGCCGGGCTGGAAGCCGAGAAGGGCAAAGCAAGACAGAGTCGCTACCAGGGTTATCTTGATCTGGGCGCGAATATCGGCGGCAAGATCGCGGGGATGGGCTGATGAGCTGGGGCTCGGATGTCGCGAAATCGTTCGATGTCGGATACGAGTCCGGCCAGGGGATCAAGGCGAAGAGAAAGCAAAACAAGATCGCCGAGATCCTCTCCCAAGCCTATCAGGCACCGCAAGCAGAGGTTCCATTCCAGACCGACGAGGAACAATTGTTCGGCATGCAGGGGTTGCAAGGCAATGTTGCCCAAGAGGCGAAGCCAGGCGGATTCGATTCGGGAAATGCTATAGCCCGGATGTATCAGCAAGGCTATGGGCCGGAGGCGATGCAGCTTGAGCAGCAGCTTGCAGACCGTGAATTAGGCGGGCTGTTGAAGCGGTCCCAAATTGCCAAAGCATTACGTCCGAATCTCGGCGAGGCAAAACCTGGCGTCATGAATGGAAAAGAGGTGTTCTTCCGGACCGACGACGCGGGCAACACCTACGACCTGTCCGGCAACCGAATCACGGGGATGATTCAGCCACGCCCACAACAGGCGTTGGTGAATCTCGGCAACACGATGGAGAAGGAAGAGTCCAAGGGATACGGCAAATATCTCATCGACAGCGTATTGAAGCCCGCTGAGGAGCGCGCCTTTGCCGCGACCAAAGCCCGCCAAGCAGTGGACGCCATGCGCCGGCTCAAAGTGAAGACTGGCAAGCTCGCGCCTGCGGCGACGGAAGCGGCATCATGGGTATCTGCACTTGGTGGAGACCCGAAGCAATTTGGGCTCGATAACCCGGCGACAGCGCAGTCGTTTACCGCGATCGGTCAGCAAGTCGTATTAGATCGTCAGATGGCCCAGAAAGGCCCGCAGACGGAGAACGACGCGAGACGCTTGGAGCAAACCTTTGCCAAGCTCGGGAACACGCCGGAAGCGAACGAGTTTATCTTGGACGTGACAGAAGCGCAGGCGAAGCGCGATCAGGAATATCGCAACTTTTTGCTTAGTTATCGCCGTCGTGGGGGTTCGTTGGATGGCGCACAAGAATCCTGGGAGTCTGGGCCGGGTCGAACATCCATCTTTGACGATCAGTCCATGAAGAAATGGGTACAGGCGGCGCAGACCCAATCTCCTGCCGTGCCTCAACCACAATCCCAGCAGACCAGGGTTATAAACGGCGTCACGTACATCAAACAGAATGGTCAATGGTTTGAATAATGAAGCCTGTAACTGACCCGGCATTGTTGGAGGCACTGGAAGGACCGCGTCCTGTCACCGATCCGGCGATTCTGAGTCAACTGGAAGGGTCTTCTGACACCGAATCAAAACTGACACGTCTACAGCAGGCGTTTCCGAAGGCCAAGATATCCAAGCTCGCGGACATTGCCAAAGCCATTCCGTCCGCAGCCGCTCGGGGTGTTATGGACGTTGCAGGCGCGCCGGCTGACATCACCAACCTCTTGGATGACTTGGCGGATGCGACGGCCAGAAAGCTCCTACATGTCTTCACGGGCAAGGAATATGCCCCCGGTCAACGTGTCCGCATTCCCTTGGGCTCTCAAGACATCGAGAGCGCAGCAGAGGGAGTCACGGGAGTCGATCTGTACGACCCGCAGACCACACCGGGGCGGTATGTCGGTGCGGCAACACGAGGCGCCACTGGTGCCGCTGTAGGCCCCGCTGCGGCCATTCCCTACATGATGGCGACAGGCGCAGCAGGTGGTGTGGGTGGGGAGGTTGGTTCTGACTTGACCGGCGGCAGCCCTGTAGGCCGTGTGGCCGGCGCGCTCGTTGGATCTGGGATAGTAGGCATTCCTTTGGCCATGCGTCGTAATGCCGGCGAGATGATACGCGAAGCCACGCAAGACGTGTCTCCCGAAGATTGGGCGAGGGCACAAGTCATCCAAAAACAAGCGCAGCAGGCCGGCGTTCCCCTCATGGGGCCGGAGACCTTGCCGCAAGGCCCAGTGCAGCAACTTGCGTCTGATACGATGGCATCTAAGACCGGCGCGCGCGCTATCGGCGAAGTGTTGGAACAACGCCCCGGTAAGGTGCGCGAGGCAGTGGGTGGTCTACTCGAGCAGGTCAGCACGCCAGAAGCCCCATCCGGGGCATTGACCAAAGCCCAGAAAGCAGCAACCACGGTCGTCAAATCAGCAGAGAAGGCCCGTACCCGTTCCGTGCGCAAATTCTACGAGGCGGCGGAAAAGGACATGGTTCCAGAAGGGGCCATCAAAACACTGGGAAACAAAATAGATAAGACCGTGACCCGTGTCGGTGCGGAAAGTGAATCAGGGAAAACTCTGCTTGAGTTGAAAGCGAGGCTGATGCCAGACGGCGTGCCGGAGACTAATGTCGGACGGTTGGACAATCTTCACGGCGAGTTCAAGGAAATGCTGGACGCCCCGTTGGTGGGCTCAACCTCACCACAGCGTAAAATCAAGGGCACCGTGGCGCCGATTCTTAGCGATCTCGATAGGTATATGCAGAAGTCCAGCAAGAACCTTGCAGCAGGCCGGGCGGCCTATGCGCGCCAGTCTCAAGAGATTGTTGATCCGCTCATGCAGGGCGATATCGGCAAGATCGCGGGCAAGGGATACGATCCCCAACTCACCCCGCCGCTCAGTCGCGTTGTCTCCACGCTCTCAGATCCGAAGAACGTCCGCCCTGAGACAATCCGCAAGGTCTATAGAGAGTTGAACGCGGTGGACAAGACGGCATTTCCCGGCGTGGCAAGGCTCTACCTGGAAAACGCTTTTGATCAAGCGACCCAACGTATTCAGTCCGGCGACAACCGGATGATGGGCGCGAACTTCGTCAAGGAAGTCTTCGGCACCGACCAACAGCGTAAAAACGTGATGGAGGTCATGAGCGGCGTTGCCCAGTCCCACAACGTCAACCCGGCGCAATTGAAGCGTGGCACGCGGGTGTTGATGGACGTTCTGGAGAGAACCGGCAAGGTGCCCGGCATCGGATCGCAGACCGCAGGCAGGTTGCAGGCCGGCGCGATGGCGAGCAGGAGCATTACAGCCGGCGCGCTCGAATCCGTATCGACAAGCCCGTTGTCGCCGGTTGCGAAGTGGATTCGAGACATGGTGAACCGCCGGGCCTATCGGAATCTGGCGGAGGTCTTCACGGCCCCGGATTCAGTGGAAAAGATGATGCGACTCGCTCAGCTTGAGCCGTACTCAAAGAAGGCCCAGTTGCTCGTGGTTGAAATCCTGGCCGCGAAGCGTGAGCTATCCGATGACAGCGCCGATCAACCCGGCGGCGAGGAAGAATAGAACAACAGGCAGCGGCGCGACGGAAGCAAGCGCGACTATGAACATCATATAAAGAATGATGCCTATTATCTGAGCCATTTGTTTCTCCGGCCAAAGAAGAACCACCAAATCAGCAATTGAGCCACAAATAGCCACGGCAAGTAATAGGCTTCTAGGGCCATACCAACGGTTCCCTCTCCTTTTCGCAAAAGTATAAGTCGGTCCTATAGCGGACGGCTATAAGCCATTTTCTTTAACAAGATATTCAACCACTTAGCACCGTCGTGAGACGGCGCGGAGGTCTACTTTGGCCGTATTTCACTTTACTTTGGGAAATGCCCTTTCCCTTAAAGATGACAGCTCCCCCAACTCGGGCGGCAAGGCTTACTTCTACGAACCCGGAACAGCGACTGCTAAAACGACATACAGTGACTCGGCGCTCTCTGTCGCTAACACCAATCCCGTCATCTTCGACACCGCAGGTCGTGCCTCAATCTACTTCGAGGGTAACGCGGACCTCAAGATTTACGACTCGCTCGACGTTCTTATTTTCACGCAACCGAACGTTAATCCCGTTGCTAATTCCACAGTCTCCGCCATCACCGCCAATACCACTCTAGCCGCTTCGCACAACCTCAACACCATCGAAGCGTCCGGGTCCATTACGCTCACGCTGACCAGCGCGGTCACACTAGGATCGGGCTGGTACGTCTATATCCGCAATACCGGCATTGCCAATATCACGCTGGCCAGAGCGAATGTGGGCGATTCAATCAACGGCACGGTCGCTAATTACACCATCAGGCCAAACGAAGCATTCCGCATTATCGTCAATGCGGCAGCGACGGGGTTTATCACCGACACTTTGGCATTAGGCGATAACCTGACTTTTGCCGGAAATAACACGCATTCTGGTGCCAATACGTTTTCCGGGGCGAATGCCGTCTCCGGCGTAATGACGTTTTCTGCGGGGCCAGTAATCAACGCAGCGCCCAGTGGAACCTACGCCGCGTGGTCTACGGGCGACGTAAAGCTAACGTTCAAAACCGTAGCCGATACGTCATGGGTAATGATGAATGACGGCACCATCGGTAATGCCGCGTCGGGGGGCACGACCCGCGCAAACGCAGATACCGAAGCGTTGTTTACCCTGCTGTGGACCAACATCATCGACACTTGGGCGCCTGTCTCTACTGGCAGAGGCGCGAGTGCGGCTGCGGATTACGCGGCCAATAAGACAATCACACTACCTAGGACGTTAGGTCGCGCACTCGCTGTCTCCGGTACGGGGGCAACTCTTACCGCCAGAGTCTTGGGCGAGTACCTCGGCGCGGAAACGCACACGCTTACCACGGCGGAAATGCCGACGCATTCTCATACGTTCCAGGCCAGCGATGCGATGGATTCGACAAATTCCAATTTCTATGGAGCTCTGGAAACGCACGGCAACGTCGCGACCACATTAAGAACAGTTAACAACGGAGGCACTACAAATTCTGGGTCTGGCGACGCGCACGCCAACATGCAGCCGTCTTCATTCTTCAACGTGATGGTGAAGCTCTAATGCAAAAATACTTTAACTACTTCCTGGACGAACAGGGAAACCGGATCACCGCTGCCTCGGTCTCGGTCAAAACAAGTGCAGGTGGAGCCGCAACAATCTACGGCGATAACAGCGGGACCACGACTACCAATCCGTTGACCACTGACGGATCGGGCTATTTCGAGTTCTACGCACCTAACGGCACGTACTCGTTAGTGCTTAGCAAGATCGGGTATACCACGGTCACGCTTAGTGCGGTTCTCCTGGACGATCCCACCGTTGCCTCTATCGCCGCTCTTCGTGCTGCGGGCACTCCCACAACCTCCAACACTCGCATAACTGTCCTCGGCTACACCACCGCAGGCGATGGTGGTGGTGGAGAGTTCTACTGGGATGCTTCAAGCACAGATGCAGACGATGGCGGTATCACCATTCTCCCCACGGGATATGCAGGGACGGGGAGGTGGAAGCGGCATTATGAAGGCGCAATTCTCGGGAAGTGGTTCGGTCTGGTCACTGGTGGAATTACCGACAACACGACCACATTCGCCTCAGCGGTTGCAGCCACACCTACGGGAGGAACGCTCGAACTCCAAGAGGGTGATTTCCTCGGCGACATCGTCATCAACAAATCCATCCGCGTTATCGGCTCAGGTAAACCGAGATATAACGGCACAATCCTAGTTGGTGGAACTATCATCAAGGGCTATATCTCGTCCTACGCGCAAGGTGTCGAGATAGGTTGGTTGGGTATCGACCAATCCGGCACGGTCGATGCTGATGGCCTCTTTGGAGGTTCTGCTACCGACACAGATCGCCTCGATTTCTGGTGGCACGACCTGACGATATTAGGCAGGGGGACCGCCAGCGGCTCCACGCATGCCTGTATTGCCCAAGGCGGTGAAGGCGTGAAGATGGAGCGCATCAACGCTTACAAGTTCTACCACGGCTTCGTGCTGCGCTGCTCATACGGAGAAGTCGAGAGCTGTTATGCCGAGGACATGGATGGTACTTCCGTCATCTTGAAAGCCGGCGCCACAGCCCCGGTAAACCATTGTCGCTACAGCAGCGCACGGAACACTATCGCCAGGGCAAAGACCGCAGGCAAGGTTGCCTATTTCCGCGTTGAGGTCACTGACGCCACCTATCAAACAGACGGCGCGACACTGAAGAACTGCATCAGTATCGGTTCCAATACCGCAGGTTTCTCAGTCGAGAACACCGCCGCCACGGGTGGTACTGATCTCCGCAATATCGAGTTGATCGGCTGCAAGGTCTACGACTGCACCGCGACGCGCGGATTTGCCTTCATCAGCGGCGACAACATCCTCGTTCGTCACTGTCACGTCGAGGACGGCCCGGCCTACAGCTATGGCGGAGATGGCGCGACCAATGTCCGCCTAATCGGTTGCACGAGTCGTTCACCCACCGCAGGACATGTTATCGGCGCATTCCAAGAGTACGACGTAAACGGTGCTCATCTCCTGGAGCCAAGCACTAATCAGGGCGGCCCGTTCTGGTTCCAGGCCGGCGCCTCCATTATGACTTCGCCGCCCAGCGGCATGATGGAGTACGACACCATCGCCCTCTATCTCACGCTCGCTAGCGTCCGCCGAGGCATAGATACCCTCTCGGTTTCTGCCGACAAGGGAGACGCTGCGGCGACATTGACGCTCGGCACCTCGGAATCCACTGTTCAGTGGAACACGATCCTAACGGCAGATCGTGCCGTCACGCTTTCCGTGGCGGGCGCGTACAACGGCGCACGGTTCAAAGTTGTCCGCACAGCGGCGGCTACAGGAGCCTTTAACCTGAACGTCGGCACCGGCCCGCTCAAGGCGCTAACGGCTGGTCAATGGTGCGAAGTGGAATACGACGGGTCGGCGTGGATGCTGACGGCATACGGAACACTTTAAGTAGGAGCGCGCATCTTTTTGATTGTACTTAAATGACGGCTAGATTGAGCGTATAACGCCGACAGCAGCGCGATGTGTAGCCATAAATATGGCCTCAGTATATTTTGGTTGAATTGAAGTATCAGCAATTCAAACACCAAAGCATATACAAGCGCCCTGAGCAGCAGCTTCTCGGGGACATTGGCGGAGAGCCGATAAGGTTTTACAACTAAAGCGAAGATATACATCGCGAAAGGGATGAACCCAATTAAACCGCTCGCGGCGAGGACCTGCGGAAACACGCCGAGCCCCTCGAACTGCTTCGCGGTCTCAAGGTCCGTCACATCAACATCATTGAGCGCGCCAATGGCAGGAGAAAGCCCGCCCAGACTGTAGCCAACAATGGGACTGGCGTGAAATATGGCTAAAACATCAGACAAACCCTGCCATCTTTCACTGACTGAATGTGACGACGAGTCACCGATACCCGTTCCCTCCAGTAAGAAGAGTGCCTCTAATCCGCCGACAGAGACAAAAACACCAAGCAAGACAAGAGATACACCGACGAGCGCAAATGAATAACGCGCATATCGTGATGTCTTGAGCAGCAGAAGCCGTCCAAATGCAATGAGCGGGTAACGCAAAACCCACAGACCCATCATCGCCAACCCCATTCTCGAGGAAGAAAGGATAATGGCGAGCGTTAAAATGACGGCGATCAGGAGAAGGCGTTTTTTCGGCAAGAAGTAGTGCCGCTTTTCCATCAGATACATGACCATCACCCAGCCCATAATCAGGTAGGTGGCGAAGTATGATGGCTCGTAGGAGAAGCCATTGATTCGCGCCAGGATGCCAGGGATCCACCACTGAGCGACAAGAGGCGGGGTTATGCCGACCAGGGGCAGTGCAAATTGAAAAAGTCCAAACAGGCCGACGAAGAAAAAAGAATAGATGTACCACCGAAGCAGCGTGAATATCAGGACACTGGAGTAGAGCTGGACGGTGGCGAAGACAAGAGCAACGCTAAATAATAACCAGAATCCATATCCGACGCTTCTCATCAGAAATTCGGTATTTGGTATAAAGGCCAGGATAAAGACTGACCAGACGATGAGAGCGGTAAACCCGAGCGGCCATTTGGTGCGATCAACGGCCTTAAGCATCCCGAGGAGGATCGGAACCGCTAGAAATATCTGCGCTGCTCGGAAATTGAACCCGAGATTAAACACCAAAAATACGTCAAAAGAGACGGTGAGAATGCCTAGAACATAAAGGGTCCGCACCGGACTGGCTCCGCGCATCGTAATCGCCGCAAAACGTCAATAGTACAGAGCCGCCCATTAGCGCACCCGAGCAAGGCGGCCAACGCCCATGCGTTCGCATTAATACCATTAACGCAGTATGAAGCAAAGAGAAAGCGGAACCAGGAGAGGGCTCAAGACCCTCCCTGGTCCCTAACCAATCCCCAACGAACTGAGGAACGGCTATGACAAACATTAGCACCATCCCCGCCAAACGCCAGGACAGACGCATGGTACGACTCTCAGACGAGGACATCGCTAGGATCATAGACGGTGTGACCGCCAGGATATTCACGCACCACGATTCACATCATGAGTTTATTCAAGAGCTTGTGGAGGCTCGTAGGATGCGCAGGGAGCGATGGGAAGCCATCCGTAGACAGGTGGCGGGATGGATGATTATCGCTTTCCTGAGCGCGATAGGGACGGCTGTCTACAAGGCCGGGGCGTACATGATCCAATCGGGTAGGCCGCACTAAGGGGATGACAAGAATGAGCGCATTCGACGAAGCCTTCTCGGAAGTCCTCTCCGTTGAGGGTGGATACTCCGATCACCCGAACGACCGGGGCGGAAAGACCAATTGGGGAATCACCGAAGCTGTAGCTCGAGCGAACGGCTATACCGGGCCAATGGAGGAGCTGACCCAGGGCCAGGCAAGAGCAATCTACAAAGCCCAGTATTGGGACACGCTTCGACTCAACGACGTGGCTGCGCTGTCCTGGGCGGTCGCTGCGGAGTTATTCGATACTGCGGTGAACATGGGCGTGGCTGTCTCTGGTCGGTTCCTACAGCGCGCCCTGAACGCTTTAAACCGGCAGGGCCAGGACTTCCCGGACCTGACCGTCGACGGGGTGGTCGGACCGATGACCGTGGCGAACCTCAAGGCTTACATGAGCCGGCGGGGCGTCGAGGGTCAGAAGGTTATGTTGCGGGCGCTCAATGCTTTGCAGGGAACCCGGTATATCGAGATCGCCGAGGGGCGGCCTGAAAACGAAAGTTTCGTCTATGGCTGGTTCGCGCAGAGGGTAGGATTATGAGCTTTATCGACTGGTTCAAAGCCGGCCCACAAGCCGCTGAGAAGGTCCTGGACGCTGGTATCAAGGGTATCGATGCCCTGGTCTATACCGACGAGGAAAAGGCCGGCGCAAGGCAGAAGCTCCTGGATCAATGGATCGAGTTGCAGAAGCATCTAGGCCAGGAGACCACCGTCAGGAGTATCACCCGACGGGTAATCGCCTTTGCGTCGACAGGCGCTTACATCCTCCTGATCCTGGTCGCCGCGGTTGCTTATCCTTGGTGGACAGACTACGCCAAGTTTCTCATTGATCTGGCCGAAGGTAAGTTCGGCTGGATCGTGCTGACCGTGGTCGGCTTCTATTTCGGCCCGCCGATGTTGCAGCGGATGAACAAGAAGGAATAGGGATACGATGCTCAAGGGGCGGGGACGATAAAAACCCCGCGGGGGCGGGGTTAGGATTTAGAACGCTGTATCTGTAGATAGATATCGTTCAGGAGATAATCCGGGTATCGGTCGCCATCATCCAGCTCTGGAACCAGGATAAATTGCCCATCCTTGATCTTCCAAATAACTGCCGACGATACCCGTTGATCCGTTTTTGTTAGGGATAAATTGTCGCGCAAATACGCCTCGAACTCATCCTTGCTGAACAGACGCATCGCCATGGTTTAGGCCGGCACTGCCGCCCAGACGTTTGGCGTCGGACGTGCTACACATTTCTTGGCAAACCGGTCGGCGACAGGCTGAACATTGACGTTCATGCCATAGTTGAGGCGGAACAGCAACGAAATAGCTTTCGGGATGTCACTAGCCAGCTCATCAGGCTTCTTTCCACACAGAAGCAGACCCGGCAGGTCATCGCTAGTCACAACGCAGAATCCGCCTTCGCGGATCTCTTGTTTGACGGATATAATACCGACGTAAGATTTCTCACCCATAGTACTTCTCCCCATGGTCTTTACCATCCGTATTCACATGCACACACATATATACACATGTACACGCAACATAGCAGCTAGGGCGGAAAATGCAAAGTGACCTATTGGATCATGGATCCTGTGCATAACTGCTGCGCACGCTTAACCACTTGATAATTATATGATTTGTCGGCAATAGCGGGCAAATTCGGCTATTTGGTGCGCACGGCTATTTGGGGGCCGGCGTCCTCAGTGGCCGGCCACAATAACACTCTTTGTCCGGGTTCAGTTCGTGGTTATCAAGTAACTCCTGCCCGATGAACACGCACCCCTGACGCTCAAGCCTTTTTTGCTTGTCGGTCTTCGGCGGCGTTTCGATTCGATTGCTCATTCGGGAGCCGGGGCTGGCGTCTTTAGCCGTGTCGTTGTCAAGCTCGCATATTTCCGCAGCTCATTGAACCACTCGCCATCTATGTCTTCATACCGGATCGTCACGGTCCGCGAGAACGTATCGAACTCGATAGACATCTTATCCGATCGATCGGAGTTGGTGAAAATGTCCACCAGCGTCTCCTGTTGCTCTTTCGTGATCATCTCGCCCTCACCATCGTCTTATCACATCGTACACACCGGTACAGCCTATCGCCCTCTAGGCTACGCTTCCAGTATCGGTAGCGGTGGCGGAAGAGGCAGAGGAAGTTAGTAATCGTAAAACGATTCAACCTCGGCTCCGTTGTCGTAGATTATGCCAGCATACGGCTGTAGGTTGCTCACGGTTTCCTCGGCGTCAGGAACAGCCGTATGCCGGTAAATCTGGTCATTGTTCCCGCCATAATCGCAAGTCAGCGTTTTTCCGTCGGGGAGCGCGGCCCTATAGGTAAACGTGTATTTGTAATAGCTCGAAAACTTCACCTTTATGTCGCCATATTTGGCGTAGAACTCGGCTCTCGTCATCACTCTCTCCTGTGGCTGTGGGCCACTCGTTTTCCTGTGGCAGGTTTGCCGTCTAATATCGCCTGTCTAACGTAACCTAACGTACTGATCTGTAAGAAGGACGATCCGCACCATTATATTAGACATAATCGGCAATTTCCCGCGCCAATGCTGAGTCCGACAACCGACTCTTAATCAGTAGGTCCTAGGTTCGAGCCCTAGACGGCCCACCATTTCAAGCAGTTAGGGGCGATTCTCGTAAGCCCCGTCTAATAAAAAGCCACGTGTCTAATATTTGACGGGGGTTACCCGCCTCGGGGCCCGGCGATAGACCCGGTTGGTGGTCTTTGGATCGTCGTGCCCTAGCAGTTCGGTCGGACTGTCCGACTCGCTCGCCGCCTTGGCCCGTAGATCGTTAAACGTAAACCGCTCCTTGATGACTTCGGCTGCCATTGCCGCCACCATCAAGTCCTGCCACACAGCCCGGAACCCGTCTCCGGTGTACGCCCGCCCGAACCGATTCCGAATAACGGCCGGGTGGAGAGGCTGAACGCCCTTGATCGGGATACCCCTGGAGCGGTTCAGTGGCGCTCGTAGGTCGGTGGTCATGGCGAAGATCAGCCGCTTGCCGGTCTTGCCCGTGTGGACGTGTAGGCCGTCCTCCTTGGCGTCCGTCAGTTTGAGCTTAAGGATGTCTCCCTGCCGCAGTCCGGTCGTTCTGGCCACGTCCATGGCGACCTGGATCATGGACGGGGCGAGGGTGTAGACGGCCCAATATTCCCAGTCCTCGACGTACCGCTCCCGCGGGGCTTCTGGGTTCCGTTTGACCAGCCGACAGGGATTATCAGACGCCAGTCCCCAACGGACGGCATAACTGATGATCGTGGAGAGCAGGGCCTTTTCCCGGTTGCCCGAGACCCTGGGACGGGTGTCCAGGTAGGCGTAAATATGGGGCGGGGTGATCTCGTCCGGCAGCATGTGGCCAAAGGCGGACCGGATGTGGCGGACCTCGCGCAAGTAATTCTTGAAGGTCCTGGGAGCTTTGGTGGGGGCGATCTCGCGCATATAGCGATCGATGATCGAGCCCATCGAGAAACCAACCCCGGAGGAATTGAGTTCCCCGTATTTGGTCAAGGCCTTGGTGTAGTCGGTTCCCAGCCGGTGCCATGCCCCATCCTTGGAGACGAAGTAATAGGCCCCGTGCTTGAAATAGACCCGCTCCGGCAGGTCTCGACGATCTTTGCGTTTTCTCCCCATAGGGCTCATAGGCTACCTTAACCCTCGCACGGCTTCCAAGTTGGGGCTGTTTGCACGCTGGGGGCGGGGGCCTTCCAGGTGCGCCCGCAGAACCCGGGGATGCCCATCCGCCGCCACGAAGAACCGGACCCCATTCCGCTTGAGCCATGCGATTTGCTTGGACGGCCTCTGGTAGCCGGTCAGGTCCCGCAGTTCTTCGTCGGTCACCCTCAACACTTAGGCGCGTCCTTATGTCTAATCCCACGTGGGGTCATGCCTTCTTGAATGCCCGTTCAATCGCGAGAATCACGTCGTTGCGTGGTAATTTTTCGGGTAGTACCGATCCTGATGCGCGTCCGTGACAAGCTCGCTTCCCACAGTGGCTGCACAGTCCGCAAAGATTGTGCAATTCGATAAAAATCTTATCCTTTAATTCGTCGTCGCTCATCTACCCCTCCTGTGCGGCCCCGTCGTTAACCATCATCGCCATCAATCCACCATTCATGCCGACACGTCCTACAACAATAATTCACGTCCTCATAGCCACCGCAGCTAGATTCAACAACGCGGTATTCGAGCGTCGGCTCGTCGCATTTTGGGCAGTGTCTGTCTGCCGGTTTCCAGTCGTTATTGCTCATCACTCCTCCCCCTCGGCCCCGTCGTTGGGGGCGGCTACCTGTCGTCCCATCTTCCGCCAATGTTCGGCCCGAGCGCGTAGCATCGTTTGCAGTTTCTCTCCCGCCTTGCGCTCCAGCGGATCATCAGTCCACGATTGGTCAAGATGGCCCGCACATTCGTCGTAGGCTTCAGCCTTCGCAAAGCACTCTTCCGCAGTTCTTTTCATGGCTGCTCCCGTTCTATCAATCCCCCCGATACTGATATATCTGTATCAGGGGCGGCTTGGATCATGGCCAACAACTCGGCGGCTCGTTTTGTTCTGTCTTGCAACATGCGCGACCCTTTTGCCTGGCTCACGTTGATCTCGTCATAATTGGACCCCTCCTTGAGGCGATAGAGCAGGTTTCCGTCTTGCTTCCATCCAGTCATCGGCACCCGCACATACTCATCTGCTAACTTTGCCGGAGTTAGCTTTTCGTTAATAGTTAGGGAGCGGATGGCGGTAGCCTCATCTCGGTAGATGCGGGCAATTGTGGAGGCGGTTACATTAGCGCGCGCGCCTTCTATCTCAGCGGCCCGCCGCTCCATGAATCTTGCGGCCATATCCAACGTCTCCGCCTCGACTTGGGCGAGGGCGGAGGCGATATCCTGCTCCAAGTGGATGATGCTGACGTGGTATTGATTAGATAGCTGCGCCGGCTTTACAGAGTTCTCTCGTATTTCCCGCGCCATTTCGTCATGCTTACTCATTGGGTTGCTCCTTGTTCAGGGCGGCTTGCTCGCTCTCAATCAATACATCTTGTATTGCATGGTGCAATTCCGGGCTGCCGCACTCGTTGCCTAACAGCTCCTGATGTGCGTCCTCTAGGAGACGGTCCCTCTCCTGTGCCTGCCGCTGTAGCCGCTCAAACTGGGATTTGATAAATACCGACACATCCGCCGGGTCTCCCATTGCCGCCCAGCTCTGGACATTCATCGGGTCCGCATCCGTGCCCCATCCAGCTGCGGCTCGACACATGCCGACGACATTGGTTAGTTCGTCGTTCTGCCGCTGTAGCTCTCGGACGGTGGAGAGTAGGGCGTCGAAATGTGCAGCCGAAATCACCACGTTCTCGCCGGTGAGTGTTATGCACTTAATCTCCTGTAGATCGGTTTCGTTCATTGGTAAACGCTCCCGGGCTGCCCCGGTTCATTGCTGTTGGTACATTCATGCCGATGGTCCGTGGCATGCGGACAGCGTTTATTCCCACATGTTTCGCAGACAACAAGCCACGTCATCCCAATAGGCAACCCCATGTCATGCTCGTCCCTATCACGTAGGCATTGCCGGCACTGGCATTCGCTGCTCATGACCCCTCCGCCTCTCTAATCCGCTCTACGCAAGCATCGTTCTCGCACAGCGTGTCCGGCTTTCTAGCCAGGGACAGATACGCATTGTTCATTCGTTGCCAGTTCAACAGTTGGCGCTCCTCCTTGGTGGTGCAGGCCCAGAGGAATAGGCCGAGGAGCATTTCGTATAGCCAGGTTAGGAGTTGGGTGAGCATGGGGGATCCTATACAGTAACAATCAGGCGTTTGTCTGCCGGAATCAGATTAATGATGTCCTCCATCGTCGGCGGTGAGGAATCGCCCATCAGCTCCGCCTTGAGTTGATCGCGGTAAGCGAACTCATGCGTCCATACCGGACGACCGAGGGCCTTTTCCATCGCCTCATGGAAGACGCCGAACGGTATGCACAGCAAGTCCTGGAATAGTTGAAATTTCGCCAGGGCAATCGGGTCCATGTCTTTCCATGCCTTGCTGTTGCAGAAGACAATCGCTTCGTCTTTTGTAAACTGTCTCATCACCCCTCCTAAGTAAGTAATTAGACGTAAGTCCACCCGTATGACTTCTCAAAAATCTCTCGGTCGCAAATATAAAGTTCTCCTTCGATCCCGCGCATCAGGTAGTCACCTGGCTTACCCTGTTTATAGTTCCCTTCCAGCGTGTCAACCCGGAATTCCTCGTGCATCTGCATCGCGTGAACCACAATCGGCTTCTTCATACAGCCGCGCAATCCTTCAACCTGCTCATAAGTTTTAAATGTTTTCATCTCTCTCGTCTCCTATTCAGTAATCTGGTGCCTACGGCGCTGGCCGGAACCGACAGTGACCCAGCTACGGATACTTTTCAGCGCCTTCGGTCTTCCCCGTTCGACGGCTCCCCGGGGCTGGGAAGTACTGCCGTCAGTGGCTCCACCTCCCGCAAGGCGGCTAAGCACTATTTAATCTCCAGTCGTTTTCCGCGCTCTAGATGCGCGCCTAGAACTGTGCGTCCTTCTTTGAGCGCATCGGCAATCGCTTTTTTGTCCGGCTTGGGCGGCGGCGGTTCGGGTTGGTGCATGAACTCTGCGGGGATTAACCCTTCCGACTCAATCACGACCCGTGGCGGGTTTTCGCGAACTGCGAGACTGAAATAGGGGCATTCAATCTTCGTGATCCCGGCAAACTCCATGCTCGTTTTCAGGTAATCCCGAATCCTTGCCGCTCTAGCCTCAATCGCTTTCCGTCGTGCCGCCATCGCGGTTTCCGCTTCCATGATGGCTTGCGCGGTAGCTTCCAGATTACGGGCGAACATGGCGACATTAGTCGCTTTGACTTCCATCGCGCCGGACAAGCCTTCCAGCGTGTCCGTTACGGACTGCTCGTCAAGTTCCATGGTTGCCAACTTGTCAGCGGCATAGCGGTATTCGTCAGCAAGGACATAAAGAGAGGTCATTAGGAAATCCTCTAAAACCCGATGTCGTCGTCAAAATCACCATCCGCCGCCGGCAATTCCACGCGAACCCGAATGCAGTCCACAAGCGACCCGTTGAACTCAGTCTCAGTCGGGAAGATTTCAATCTGCTTGCCGACCCAACCAAGCGTGTCCTTGCCGTAATACTTCGCCACCACCTTGGCGTTGGTCTTGTTCAGCACAAGGCCCTTCTCCTTGCCGTCGAACTTCAAAACCAACTTCATTCCGTTGTCGAATTTCGCGGTTTCGATTTCACTGATCTTGAGTTTATGGGACCGGCCTTTAAGGTCCTCGGCCTTCAAGCTCTTACCGGCGGAATAGATCTCATCAATGTTCATGCGGCTTTCTCCTGTTTAGATTTAACAATTGGCTTTTTCTCTCTTTCGAGACTATCTAGCCATGCTTCATATTCCCGCTTGAATGCGGGGTCTTCCTCAATGCGTCGGTGTAACAGCTCTTCTTGGTGTGCCCATGCTTGGTGTCCGTCATCCATCACGCACCTCCACATGCCCGCTATTAAGCAAAGCCGAGTACTTGTTCACCGGTCCCAAATCCGCCAACGCCACCATCACCAGTTTGTACTGCCTGCGTCTGTTATCTCCATAACAGGCCACGATAACCACGTCGGCGTAATCCCATATTGCACAGCCACCTGTTGCGCCGGTCTGCATTACGAGGTTGGCGGATTGAAGTCGGGTCAGGACTTCATGTCTGAGCCGGATCGTGTTGGCGCTCACTGTCGCAATGAAGAGCAGAAAGGACAGAACGGCGACGGCCCAGAGTAAGTAGGCTTTTGCGTTGTTGGTCATGTCACCACCGATGTCCCATGTTGTGGATATTGAGG